CAGTAGTCAGAATTGATACGTTGTTGCCAACATCAGTCTGAGTTAAACCACCAATGGTGGTGCTGTTCGACAATACTGCTACTTTAAAAAGTCCATCTGGGTCGTCAGCTACGAACGCAGTAATATCCGAAGCAGTAATAGCGCCTGGATAGAATTGCTGTTGTAACAACTGTTTGGTAGTTGGGTTTGTGAACTGACAGCCCATAAAAATACCAACAGCATCGGTTGCAGTAGTTGTGGTTGAAACACGGCTCAAAGTACCACCTGTATTCAGACGTACAACGTCACCAAAGAAAATGGCAGTTGTAGAACCTGAAGCGATGGGAATTGAACGAGTTTGACCAGCAAATACCTGACCACCGATCAAATTGATCGGTCTGAACCCATAGGGTCCGTCTACGGTAGGATAAGCCATTTAAAACTCCTAAATTAAAAAATTAACCTTTTCCAAAAGTCACCGTGGATTTCTTCTCATTAAAGAGAGGCATCCTTGGATCATTCTGGCGCATTAAGCTATTGTCTACAGCGTCCATTTGACTTTCTGCTTGAATTCGGTAATGTTTATTACGTTGTTCAACAAAATCTTCTGGAGTTTTGCAAAGCAATAACCCGCCAATCTCAATGTTGTCCTTAAAACGACTATTGGGATCAACTAGCAGTTGAAATTTCGGCTGTTCCTCAAGTGCTACTGGTTCCCATCCCTCCCTTAGTTTTCCAGAGAGATTGCGTGGATCCAATTGATTCAAAGTCGAAACCCTAATCCATCGATACGAATACCCAGCCTGTTTATCAGGCTCAGGAAGCAATTCTGCTGGCGCCCACTGCTTAGGACGTTCGCTTGTTGCTCGTGTATCTACTTCACGTTGTAATCTAGTGTTTGCCATTTTAAGACTCCATTTTTAAAAGTTCACGGGCGTATTGCTCAGGCGTTAGTCCTAACTTCTTCGCTATAGATAATTGGGATGTATTCAATCTTATCTTCTTTGAAGAGGTACTTCTACTCGCAGGAGCAACAACTGTACTCGGTTTTACCCGATCAGTCGGTTTAGTGTCATCTACCACGTCCTGAAAATTCTCAGGGAACCTTTTACGCATTGTGTCATCTATGCGTCTGTAATACTCATCAGTCGTAGCGTAAGCCATACCGTTTTCTTTTACTAGCTTTTCATGTAAGCCTAAAGCTAGACTGGTCATTTCGTCATCCTGACCAAACCAAGAATTACGTTCTTGCCAAGCAGTTGCTTTTGCATCACGAGTCGGCTCTTGATACGTCTGTTGTGGTATTTTTACTTCATTTTCTCTTTCTTGTAAAGAGGTACGTTGATTTATATTTTCAGCGTAGTTTGAAGCTTTCTCTACTTTCATCTTAGCGGACGTCATTTTTTCCTGAGCGTCTACTAGTTTTTCAGAGTCTCCAGCCTCATACGCCTCCCTATATTCCCGCTTTGCCATTTCTAATTCACGCTGGCGGAGTCTTTAAAGGAGTCAACGGCTACCTTTTCACTGGTATTGACCTTGCCTTTTAGGGCTTTGTTTTCTTCGTAAAGCTTTTGGGCTAAAGCAACGGCTTCTTGCTGTTCTCGCAAGGCTTTTTCTTTTTCCCGCCTTTCATCGTGATAAACACGTCTAAATTGAGCTAGTTTTTCCTTAGCCTCGCTGGAATACTCATCTAGTTCGTCTCGATCAAGCTGCTCTACGGTTTCTTTGGGGAGGGGTTCTTTATCTTTATCGACTTCTGGGATGTCATCTTCAATTTCAATTTGAACCTGCTCTGCGTCTACTTCGTGTGGGAACTTATACTCGGTGTTTTCCATATTTGCTCCTATTTACGTTTAATACCACGGGGGTCGTCTACTACCGCTTCCACTGAATCATCATTAATAATGCGGAATTCCCGCCCATGAATGACTAATCTAGTACCAGCATTTGGTCTTACAAGGATAAAATCGCCCTTTTTACACCAAGCACCATTTGGAAAGCGGGCTGGATCTTTGTAGCAATCTGGTCCTAAATCCACAACGAACAATACGGTTGTCAACAATTCGTCATATCTTAGGGTCTCATCTGCCTTAAGAATCCCGCCATCATGCTCCTTTTCCACCTCTGGAATGGCACATAGTATTCTGTACCCCGAAGGTTTAGGGAGTTGTGTAGCTTTTTCTTCGTTTGACTTATTTAGCAGCTGTGTCAGATCCACTGCCCTGTCTAAGTCTAGAGTTTCACTCATTCATTCTCTCCATTTTGTCTTTGAGGTCTAATATGTAACCTTTTGCGACTAGCAGACCTCGAATCTCCCCGCAAACTCGTTGATACTGTATGTGATCCATGTTTCCGACCACTACAGCATTCTTTAATTGGTCAGCTTTGTCATCTATCTGACCCATTAAAACGTCTAATTCCGTCATTTACTGCCTCCTAAGTCTCTGGATTTGGCAATATCAATGCCCATTCTGGTAGCTTCCATTTCATTTTGACGGTCTAGCTTGTCTTTATCGGCAGCCATCTTGATTCCTGCCTTCTGACCCTCGATTTCTACCTGAGCAGCAATCCGTTCCCGCTCAACACTGATCTGCTCTTGCTTGAGTTGGACGTCCGCCTGATCTTTCTGAGCTTTTCTCTGTACGTCTTGCGCTCTGATCTGGAGTTCTTGCTGTTGCATTTGGATAATTGGATCCTGAGCCTGTTGCTGGGCTTGTTGTTGAGCCGCCTGAGCTTGATTTTGCTGGAGAAGTTGGGCAGAAGCCTGAGCCACCAGTCTAGAAAGCTGAACTTCGTACTCCTCTGGGATGGTTTCGTCATCATCTTTAAGGTATGGAAGGGGAGCGCCAAGCTGTTGTTCAATCATCTGGCGGTATTTAAAGCCAAAATGCTCGGCTATATGGGCGTTTAAAGCAGCAGCCATCAATTGAGCCTGTGGATTCTGTCCAATGACCTGAGCCGTTAGAGGATCTTTCATAAAATTGGTGTGAGCAATGATATGAGACTCGTGATCTTGGTAAATAAAGGCTTTTAAAGGCTTGTTAGTCAAAACATCCATGTTCTCCGTGATGGGATCCTTGGGCTTTTGGTCGTCCTGTAAGGGAATAAGCTTCTGAGCGTTGCGAATTCCCAACACATCTAGCATTTGACGGTGTAGTTGCGGTAGGTTGTAGATCTGAGGCGCATTTTGAGCCAGTTGGAGTACTGCTTGGTACTGTACGATCTTCTGCGCCATCGTTGCCGCATTAGGATCAGAGACTGGAATGACCGAAACCATATCGTAGTCACTCTTCTTCGCCTTGCGGCTGCCCTCTTCAGGCTCATAGTTGTACTCTTCAGGCGTGTAGTCACGAATAATATCCTTTAAAAGACCTAATTCCTGTTTCATGGAGTAGTGAATACGGGCTTGTACCGCACTCATTACTTTGAGAGTCCGCTCCAGAATCGCCAAAGTCGTGCCGACTGGAGCGTTGGCAGACATATCCGCCACTTTCATATCGCCAGCAGAAGCGAATCTTCTTCCCTCTTCTACGATTGTGCCAAGGAGGGAATACAAGACTTGGCTGGGTTCCTTATAAGGAAGAGTCATTAAGTTGTCCTTAATGGCTCCCGAAGGAACGTCTACGTCTCTAAACTCACCTGGCGAGATGGGGGTGTCGTCTCCCTTAACTCGCAGACCTCTGGTTTTGAAACCGCCTGGCAGATTCGATAATGTACCAGCATCGACAAGTTGTCGGATAAGAGAAGTACCAGACTTAGCAAAAGCACCGACAAGGTGGATAAGCCCAAAACAATAAAAGCCAAAGCCTGGCACGTATCCATAATGGACGAAATGATTCCGCTTTTGTTTGGTTTCATCTTCTGGTCTCCAGTTTCTGCGGATTGACAGGACTTTCTGAGTCCCTTTTTCAATCGTTATAACATACGGCAGGGCGATGCCAGTCTCTTTTCCGTCTTCCTTGTCTTCGTAACCAGGCAGGTCTAGGTCTACGTGCATCTCCAAAAGCTTGTAGCGGTCGTCTGAAGTCGCACGAAAACCCATCTTCTCGGCAATTTTCTTCTCGACTTCATCTAAAGCTCCGCTAGGTTCTTGAAGTTCTACGTCTCGGTAAAAGCCAGCAAACTGAAGTCTCTTGACTTCGTTCTCGGTCTTACGCATGACATGGGTGACACGAGGGGACGACTGAAGACTAGAGGCTCCATACGGCACTACGATGTCTTCAGCGGGGATAAACATCGAGACTTGACGATCTAGTGCTGGATCAAAATAAACCTTCTTAAAGGCGTTTCCTGCCAGTCCTAGACCCCAGATCATTCTTTCATGCTCTGGGCGGTATTCGACCATAACGTCCGTTAATTGGTAGTTCATGTCGTCTTGAACCCGCTGGGCAGCGTCTTTTTTCTCTGGAGTCTCTTTCCCTACCATTACGGTCTTGACAGGACCTGCCGCAGGGAAGGTTTCCATAATGGTTTCAGATTGAAACTTGACAAGGGCTTCGGAGAGGAGGGGATGATAGACGCCACAGGCTCCTTCCCACGGTTCTGTCCGCTCTTCAATCTTCATTCCTAAAAGCTCTAGACCGTCTACATAGGTCTGGATCCAGTCTTTTCTGGCACTAATGTCGTCTTCAAAATCGCCTATTAGGTCGCCAGCTATTTCTGTTAGTTCGCCCTCGCTCATGTATTCGGCAAGGTTGGCATCGAAGTCTTCGGCTGTTTCTGCCGCTGGTTCGATTTCAATTTCTAACCCGTCAATACCGATAGTCACTGATTGGGGGTCTACAATCTCAATCTCGATGGGTTCTTCAACAATAGAATCCAATCCGACAGGGGCTTGGTATAGACTTTTTTCAATTGACATAGCGTGTCCTTAGTAATACGCCACTTTTTTGCGTGGCATAAATTGATCTTCCTCATCCGAGTTTAAACGGATAAATCCTCCCTGACGAAATCTTAACAAGGCTTGACTGGTGGAGTCCACAAGGTCGTCATGCTCGCCATTGGGAAAAGAAGCACATTCCTCCATCACCTCTTCCGCCCAACGCTTGTTAGGACACCAGACAAAACCTGAAGCAAACAGATCAGATATAGCGTTTACACGGGCTATCTTATCAGAGCCTTTGCTTGGTGTATATTCCTGTAATGGTATTCCCATCCTACGCATCTCATAGATGAGGGGCGCTCCTGCCGCCTTTTTCTCCACAATCAAAGCGTCTGGCGTCCAATCTTTGTAAAGCTCTTGTGCTTTTTTCTTCAGTTCAGGGAACTCTAGACGGTCTTTAAATGCGTCTAAGAGGATGATGTGGGTCGTATCATAGCCATTGGAGTCCGTTTTATAGAAGACTCCCCATGCCGTACAGGCAGAATAGTCCGCCCTGTTGTTCTTTTCAAAAGCCGTGTCCCAAGACTGGATAATGAACTCACAGACTGGCGGTTCGTCCTTCTCCCAGATCTGCCACATCTCCCGTTTAATAATCGCTCCTTCTTCGGAGGTTGGGTTCTGCTGGTACTGGGCTTCCCATTTACTGACAGGGATCTCATTTTTGATGGCTTCTAGTTCTTTTTTGCTCCAGAACTCGCTCCATAAAGGTTTGCCTGAGGGCATGAGAGCAGGAAACTCGATCTGCTCCCAGTCGTCTCCCTCTCGTTTGATGGAGTTATTAAGGATTTGTCCCGTTAAGTCCCGCTTAGACCAGCGGGTCATCACAATAATGATGGATCCGCCAGGCTGTAGACGTTG